CTACGAGACATGTCGATTTGGTCCTCAAGTTGCTGACGTATCTGCTTATGACTGCTGCCATTATTTACACCATCTAGCACAATGTTTTCAATTTTTTTGGTGTAATCATCACGAATATTTGTGATATAGCCAACATTTTTTTCAACATTCTCTTTCATAAATGGAGTTAGCCAAGGTTCTGAGTCTGCTGGATTAATCCCTTTTACCTTGGCCTGTTGTTCCATGTTGGTTTTATTGTTTTGATTGAGGTTCTTCAAAAATAAATCGGCTGCTTTTGTTGCCTTTTGCTTTGAAAACAATTGTTCAATTGCTTTTGAAAGCCTATTGAGTATCTGTTTCAACTTATCAAATAAGCCATCGGCAACAAAAAAACCGCTACTATCTGCGCGGTTGCTGTCAATGTATTCTTTTAAATGTGTATCAAATATGGCTAGTGTAGCTTTGCCCGCTTCTTGAACAAGTTTATCGATGGAACGATAATAGGATGCTGTGACAGTATCAGGAAAGCGTGTAGGCGGAATATGTTTCTTAGCCATGTGTGCCGTTTTCCTTCCACTTACCGTATACTTCGTTAGCTATGCGTTGCCAATCGGCATCATCGCCAGAGAATTTAAAGTTATCTGCTATCCCAAACTGTCCGAACCGCGCTTCGCGTACTTCATCCGTTGTAATAATGCCGTTAGACACGTAAATTTGGTCAGTTTCAGCAACAATCTTACGAATCTCCGCATCTGTTTTGGAATCAACGTTCCAAAGAGGGTTAAACTGAATTTCCCACTCCAAAGATTCAGGGTCAATCCGTCCACCTAGCTCTTTCTCAGCCATCAGTAACATTCTGATTAACTTTTCTAAATGAGGCTTCATTTCGTTTTCTTGATCTGCTGTTATACGAGCATAGTAGTTCATCACATCGTATTGAGCGCCTGCGATGGTTCCTGCCTCTTGCCCTTTGATAATCGTTTTCGGCATACGAGCAGAGCCAGATAAGAAATCCCATACATAATCTAACAAATCTTTTATACCCGCAACCGAGGAAGTTTGCTTTGTTAAATCTTCATCCTTAGCAATCATTGCCAACGCCTCTGTCCTAAACATGTAATCCATAATCATTGATAAATGTTGCTTAGTTGTAGGGTCCATACCTGCAATATCCTCAGATTTATAGACTTTGAAAGTGAAATCATGCAGAATTTGACCTACTGACCACAACGACGTATCTAACACCGTCAACACGTCATAGAGTGGCTCTAATAAGGATTGCCCTTGGTAATCATCTTCTAATCGTCTTGTCTGGTCATGTAGCAACCTTGAAATGTGTACATCTGATTCTGTCTCTTTAGTTAATTGAATACCGTTTCTTGATGTGCGGTTAATTCGTACTTTATCCAATTGCCCGTACTGCGTATGAAACACATCCTCATTCAAGAAAAATTCATACACCTTTAGCGAACTGAAGGCATGTAAATAATCCACTGTATATAACTTAGTCATATCCAATGGATTACTTAATTGAAAGCTATTTGATTGTGTCACACCTAACGAAATGAAGCCATCGCCGCGCAACCTTTCGAAACGCCGCATATCTTTAAAGGCGCGTTTCGCATTGAGATCAGCTAATTTACTCATAATGTCTTGCGCTAGTTGTTGGTCTTTCATTCGTAGTGTGAACCAATTGCGTGTCATGTCCTCAGCAGGGATGTCAATAATATTTTGAACGATACGACTGTCAGCATACAAAGCCGTGAGCTCTTCATGTGATAACTTTCTACGCACTCCTGCTACCTGGCGGGTCAGATTATCTTTTTTATTCGCTTTACCGTTCCCTTGCATGAAATCGTTACGTACTTCTTTAGCTCGATCTAATGTTTTCAGATGCCTCACCTCATTCCTAATAATTTTTCATACATACTTACCTTATCTTTTAAATCAGCTACCTCATAATCATCAAGCGCATACCAAATGGCACTGAATGTGTGTGGATCAATATTAAATTCATCTGGAATAATTTCGTCATTCTTATTTTTCTTATAGGTCAGTGGTTGTAATTCGAAAATAGTATTTGTACATTGGTCAGAGCAATAGATCTTTTTAAATCTCTTGATCTTCTTGGTATACTGCAAACGTGAACCTTGAAACTTCTTAGCCCCTACCATGTTAAAGCCTTGCTGTCGATAATATTCAATTGTCTTTGGCTCAGCATTATCTGCTCGAATGCGCTCCTTCGTTTCCTTAAACTCCTGAATTTCGATAGCTGTTTTGTCATCGGTCATCTTGTTTTTGTAATACTCCCAATAGATGTACAGATGTTTCCGCTGCTTATCAACTGCTAAACGAAGCAAAGCATTATAAGAATCCTCAAACCCAAAATCCATCCCTACACGAAACGTTAGAAAAGGACGATTACTTTCAATGAAATCCATTATTTCGTCATGTGGCTTCACCTCAAATTGAGGGAGCACCTTAACACCATTGATGCCAAAGCGCCCTAATCGAGCAATACGGTGTAAATCTGGATCATA